TCCAAAAAAAATAACGTCTTGTCCTAATTCGTGAACTTTAGCGTCCATTCTGTATTCGCTTGTAAGTTTTTCCTGAAGTTGTGTTACTGAATAATTCATGGCTGTTTGTTTTTGTTTGTTTGTTTGTTTGATAGTATAAATATAAGCGTATCGCACAAGTTTTGCAACATATTTATAAAAAATTTTAACATTTTTATTCTTGTAATATGTTGTCAACACTTATGTAAACACATACAATTGAAAAACGCATTTAATCGCGTTACTTTGCAGTAAACTTACTGCATGGGTTTACTTTCACCCATAACTAATCTATTTAAGCGACAAGGGTCAATTGAAGATCCCCGCACATCATTGCGCAATCCTGCGCAGTGGCTTTCTAATCTTTTCGGTACAAAGGGACGCAATGGCCAGGTAGTAAACATGGACACGGCGATTACCGTTTCAGCTATGTGGGCCTGTTGGCGCATCATATCTGAAACAGTTGCCAGCTTATCCCTTGAGGTGCTGGAAAATAACAATGGCGAGATCCGTCAAGCGACAGAGCATCCTTTGTACAATTTGCTGAGTCACGAGCCTTCACCGCTTTACACTTCATTTACTTGGCGCGAGACAATGCAGCTTCACGCGTTGGCGCATGGCACTGCCTACGCTCGCATTATCAGAAATGGTCTTGGTCAAATTGTAGAACTGCGATTTTTGCCGTCTACTGATGTCGAAGTAATTGTGCCGAAAGGCGAAAATGAACCGGTCTATCGGGTTAAAGGCGAGAATAAGACATACACATTAACAGACATCATTGCCATTCCTGTAATGGCTTTGAACGGTATTGCCGGGACTGATATGTTAACGGTTGCAAGGGAAATCCTTTCTGAAGCAATAGCAGCATCAGAATTTGGTGCTAATTACCTGGGCAATGGTGCAATGTTATCCGGCATTATTACATACGAGGGAGAGCTTACACCAGAGCAGAGACAGAATTTGAAAAGCAGCTGGAAACGGAATTATGAAGGCGCAAAAAATAGCGGATCAACTGCGCTGCTGGAATATGGCATGAAATACACACCGATTAGCGGAACAGCGGAGGATGCCAATCTTTTAGAAATGCGTCAATTCTATGTGACAGAAGTTGCAAGGATTTACAACGTTCCTCCGCACATGATTGGCGACCTGGAAAGGTCTACCAATAACAACATCGAGCAGCAAAGCATAGATTTTGTGCGCTACACCATCCGACCATATATCAAGCGTTGGGAGCAGGAGTTGAACCGAAAACTGTTTATGCCATCCGAGCGCAACCGTTACTATGTGCGCTTTAATTTGGATAGCCTGCTGCGCGGTGACACTGAAGCAAGGGCCGAATATTACAATAAGCTATTCCATGTAGGTGCATTGTCGCCAAATGACATTAGAAAATTAGAAAATATGAATCCGATCGCTGATGGTGATCAATATTTCAGACCAATGAACTTCCAGCCAATTGATCAACAAGACACAATGCTGAACAATGAGCAATAATATAGAAAGAAGGACGATGACGGTGGAACTGCGCGCTGCTGAAGATGACAGAAGCGTTCAGGGATATGCTGCCGTATATAACAGCGAAAGCAATACATTAGGCTGGTTCACCGAGATAATCGAGCGCGGTGCATTTACCGAAGCATTGCAGCGATCACCTGATATAGTGGCCTTATACAACCACGATGAAAATTATGTATTGGGCCGCCGTGATGCAGGTACATTATCCGTATGGGAAGATGAGCGCGGATTGCAGTACAAGATCGACAATCTGCCCAATAGCCGGGAGGATGTACTGGAAGCAATTAAGCGAGGTGACGTAAACAAATCATCCTTTGCTTTTACCATTGCTCCAGGTGGTGACCGGTGGGAAGAGCGTGACGGTAAAACCATACGGACTATTACCAAGTTTGACCGCATTTACGATGTCTCACCGGTTGTTTATCCAGCCTATTCGGATAGTTCAGTTGCTAAGCGTTCATTTGATCAATGGGTTGAGCAACAGAAAGAGCAAAGCGAAGAGCAGGAGACAGAGCAGCGGGAAGACACACAAGAATTAAAAGCATTCAACGAATGGCTTGAGCGTACATTGAAATTAAGGAAGGAATTTTTGTAATACATATAAATTGATAATAATATGAACTCTTATAATCTGCAAGAGTGGAAGAATGAGCGTGGCCGGATCTTTCAGGAAATGGAAGCAATCGGCAAAGCTGCTAATTCAGAAAACCGCTCTTTTAATGCTGATGAGCAAGAAAAGTGGGACAAACTGGACAACAGGTTCAATGAATTGGGTGAAATGATCCAGCGCGAAGAAAAGCTGGCAAGCGAAAGAGCAAATTTTATGGCTCAGGAGCAAGCCATCAAAACTGAGCGCAAAGAAGTTGATCCGAAGATGGCATTTCGCAAATTCCTGCGCTTTGGCATCGATGCACTTGACGTTGAAGAGCGCAAAGCTGCGAAATTGGAAAAGCGTGGAACGGACGATCAGATCACTACATCTGACGGACTTGGTGGTTACACTGTACCGGAATTCTGGTTCGACGAAATCATCAAGTATATGACGCAGTACAGTGGAATGCTTGAAGCTGGTAATATCATCAGAACTGCATCTGGTGGAACGCTGAACTTCCCATACGTGAACGAGACTGCCGTATCTGGTGCAAGAATTGCGGAAGGGGTATCGGATGTAGTCGCAGATGTGACTTTCTACAACAAGCAACTGGACGCATACACTTACACTTCCAAAGTGGTTAAGGTATCTTATGAACTGCTTAACGACAGCGCATACAACCTGGATGCATTTATTCAGGGTCTGCTCGCTGAGAGAATTGGCCGTATCCTGAACACTGAGCTGACAACTGGAACAGGTACAGCGCAGCCAAACGGTATTGCTACTGCTACAAGTGCCGGTAAGACAGCATCTGCGATCGATACCATCACAAGGGACGAAATCCTTGATCTGATCCACAGTGTTGACCGTGCTTACAGAAGCGGGCCAACTACTGCGCTGATGATGCACGACAGCACACTGGCAGCAATTAAGAAGCTGACAGTCGGTACTTCGGATGATCGTCCACTGTGGCAGCCATCTATTGAAGCAGGTACACCTGGACTTCTTGAGGGCTTCCCCATAGTGGTCAACAGCGATGTAGCTGAGCTGACTGATGGTGCTTCATCCAAAGTTATGTTCTTCGGAGACTGGAGCAAATACTACATCCGTATAGTTCAAGATTTCGAACTTCGCAGGCTTGTTGAAAGGTTCGCGGACGAGCGTTGTGTTGGTTTCTTCGGATTCCTTCGCGCTGATGGCGAATTGATTGATACACTTGCAGTAAAACACCTTGCATTAGCAGCAAGCTAATTATGAAGGTTGAATTTATAAAATCCTTGATCAGTAACGTTGCCGGACATCGCGCCGGTGACGTTGTTGATCTGGATGAACAAACGGCAAAAAGATATATACAGGCTGGCATTGCGAAACCTGCTCAATTGAAAGAGCGGGCGCAAAGAAAGCCAAAAGTGGAAAGAGCGATGGATGCTCAGGAAGTACAAAAGCCAAAAAGAAGAGGACGCAGGCGCAAAGCTCAATAATGAAAACGAAATTAATAACCGGCCCAGCTACACAAATACTTCAGACATCTGATGTCAAGACCTTTCTGCGCGTGTCAGGAAGTGACGAGGATTCGCTGATATTAGCGTTTATCAAAACAGCCACAAAGGCTATTGAAAACTACACGGGCCGGGCATTAATTTCGCAAACTTGGGAGCAGTATCACGATACACTGCCATATAATGACAGGTGGGTCACATTCCAAGTCGGACCGGTGCAGTCCATTACCAGTTTCAAGTATAAGCTGGGCAGTAGTGTGCTCACTTTTGATTCCTCATTGTATGACCTTGATGAAGCTGGCACATTCAACAGGCTATTTCTTAAAGAGGACTACGCTTGGCCGGAGCTGGACATTGAAGCCAATGCGGTGACTATTCGCTTTGTTGCTGGTTATGGTGATGCTGCTACGGATGTACCTGATGATATTATTCAGGCAGCGCGTTTAATGGTTGGCTTTTTGTATGAGAATCGTGACGACAGGATTACGCGTTCACCATTTAGATCCGCTGCAATGCCAACAGCTATTTCCTACCTGCTAAATCCTTACAGGCTATGGGAATTTTAAGCAGAATGAAAGGAGCAAACATTGCGGACCTTGACCGGCAAATAGTTATCAAAAGCACAGCTATCAGCACAGGTGATGCAGGTGAGCAGATACCTGGCGCTGTTACCAGTTCAACGGTGTGGGCAAAAGTGAATTACCGATTTGGTGACGAAGATGTTGAAGCGAACAGGGTGGAGATGAATAGCCGGGTGGAGTTTACGGTTCGGTATTTCAGTGGCATCACGAACAAACATTGGATTGAATTTGATGGCTTTGTCTTTGACATCATACACATCGAGGAAAAGGGCAGGAAGAGGTTTCATGTATTGCTAACTGAAAAGCGGGTGTAATGGGGATAATGAAAAGGGCACTGGCGAATGACAGCCGTTATTCAAAGGCTCAGAACTACAACGCGAAAGTAGCTAGGAGAATGTCAGGGGTCAGTGACCTTGACCGAAAAGCTTCTCAGATGTTTTACGTTGACGGGCCTGAACTTCAAGCAAGCATTGACAGGATGGTTAAGGAATTGCAGAAGACAGCAGGATACTATCTCGGCAACTATGCGGTGCGCACAATTTTCACAAAGCACGCTAAAATAGTGCAAGACGAAATGTATAAACTTGCGCCGCTTGGTAAAAGAGCAAAGAAGATAGGTCAAAGAAAAGGCAGGCTTTTAAAGAGCGGAATGCGCAGGGGTGCAGCATCAAAAATAAGGCTTCCGGGTAAT